ATTTAAATTAATTATTGGGGCTCTTAATCTTATTTCAGCATCACTGTGAAGAGACATCGGACCAATAGAAGAAATATCAAGTTGTCCACCTGCATCTATTCCAATACTTCCAACACCACCATCTGCTCCTGGATTTGTTGTTATATTTATTCGTCCACCCTCTACAGTTTGAGTTACATTCCCACCAATCACTTCGGTTACATTACCATCTACCTGCATATCAACATTTCCCTTGACATATAAGGTTAGATTACTGTTTCCTGAATCATCTCCAACTATGACATTGGCGTTTCCTGAAATTTGAACAAATTTATTTCCCATAGAAATATTATAATCTTGACCCATTATTTTAGTAACTTTACTTCCGTCTGGATAAATCTCTTCAAAAGTTCCTGTCCTGTGAAATGTATGAATTCTTTCTGCGCCTGGAGTATCATCAAATTCCTGTATGTGACCACTTTCAGATTCATAGACATGATTATATGGATATGTTGGTCCGGGCTGTTCATCTCTATTAATAGTTGGTTCAAACCAAACACCACCAGCACCATTTGCAGTAGGAATGTTTATATTAGATGCCGCGGCGTTTATTTTATCTTCGACTATTGTGCCTGTTGCACCTCTTGCTAATCTGTTAGTGTCTGGTTCTGCAAGAAAATCTTCTTTTGGATATTTTCCGTTTGGGTCGTTAAACCCTTTGGATATATCTGCTATTTCTTGAGGATATCCTCCAACCGTTCCAAAGAATATTGGTTGTTGTGCATTTGGCCCATCTCTAAAGAAACCAACAACCCAAGAACCTTCTAATGGTCCAAGTGGAGATTGTCCTATCCCATTCATTGCCGCAGAAGTTATTGGTTGAACAGGCATCGCCCACGGCAATTTTTCAGTGGGTATAAATAATTTGTCGTCCGTATGAAAACCTAAACATCTTACCTTACATCTACCAAGTTCTAATGGGTCTTGTCTATCTTCTACAACTCCCATAAACCAAACAAATCCATCTTTTCCCATATAATTTTCAATCATTCTAAAACAGTCTCCGTTGGGTCAACACCCGAATCTGTGTGTTCATATTCCCAACTACTAGGAATTGGTTCTATGAAGGAATCTTTATTTAATCTCATTTGCATTTCATGTCCACCACCATAACTAATTTTGTGTTTGATTTTAGTTATCAGATAATTCCCAGTTAATGTTGTATCGATTTTTGATGTTGTAGATGAATGGTCGTTTATTTGTACTATTACTTTGTCTCCTACTCTTCTGTTGGTATCACCCTGAACAACAATTTCAATAAAAGAAGACTTTAATTGCATTTTATTTGATTCGTGCGATTGTACCCAAAGTTCTGAATTATCACCTTGAGCATATTCTAGTATATTGACATCAGCATATGGTGTTCCAAGCGCGCTTGGAACTGTAACAACACCACCAAACATACCATTATGTCTAGGAATAAGATATTCCTTTGAAGTTGTATATGGGGAATACATATCTGACCACGGATTTAATAGTGAATGGCCATTCAAAGATAACTCCGATATAAACTCGTTCTGGTAATTCCATTTGAATTTGGCAATTGATTTTGAAAGTAAATCATGGACAGTCATGTTAGAGGAATACATGCCATTCATTACTTCAGCACTTTTATCATATCCGCCTATAATTAATTTTTCTATGTTTCTTGCTGGGATATCAAAATCAGCAAGACCCTCTGGGTCAGGCCTCACATATCGGGACCTAATAGGTCCCGATTCATATATTTCTCTTACGGGCGCCGATTTCAATGTAGATAAAGACATAAATCTAAATCCGTCTAAATCTTGAAAGAAAACATAGTCTGATTTCATTTTATTTTTAACAGAAATTGCTCTTTTTGCTAACCAATTAATTGCAGGAACAGGACGCCAGTTTGGTATAATTACAGGAAAGTCACCATAGGTTAGTTCTGTAAATAATGGAATAGCATTTTCACCTTCATAAGCATTTAAAGTATTTTTAAAAATATCCTTTACAGTTTCAGATATAGGTCCATCATATGCTTTACTGACTAGTTGCCTTATGTTGTTCATAAATGTAGGGAATGTAAAATGAATATCATAAATTTGTGCTTGTTCATTTTTTAGAGGCAACCTTTCGCTAATTTTATCAATAACAAAACCCATATTTATGTCTTCCATATTTGGATTCGTTGCAAATGACACTAATAATACTTCTTGGCCGCATAATTTAAGATTTTCTGGTAAATTCGCTGCATCAATAATAGACATTCTTCCCTTCAAGTTGCTAGAAAATATATCTTCAAGTATTTCGAAATATTGAAAATGTTCCTTATTAAGTTTTATATCTAAACCGCCAGCATTTATTATTCTGATGTCGCTTATACGAATATCATTTTTTCGTAAATATGCCAACTCGTTTGGTGGTGTGGGGAGTGTCGTCATAGTGTTAAACTCATCTTGTAGATTTAATTAAATGTTTAAATTCTTTTATCACAATTGGAACATATTGTGATTGTAATATTGAAATTTCTCTTTTGGATTCATTTAAATTCAATTCATATTGTTCATTGGTTATTACATAATCTTGTGTGTCATTAAATATATATCCGTACATTAAAGTATCTCCATAACCTATTCCTCCAGTACCAATTCCTGTGGCCCCGTTGGAAGTATATTTGGACAATGGGTCTAATTGCATAGATGCAGTAGCAGTACCGCCACCAACATCATTATATCCTGCGGTTATAGAACCACTGAGTCCAAAATGATGGATTGACTGCTTTACATCTGAAACAACTTTTTCAACTGTTCCGCCACCTTGATAATCACCCCAATCAACACCACCATCAGAATTATATGATTGAATATAATCTTGGTTACTAAAACTTTCACCAGGATTTAAACCAACTATTCTTAATCTTTTATAAGTTGGGTCATAATCTTCAACCAAACCACCAAATCCAGTTTCTCCATCAACACCAGAAGATATAACACCCACCGTGTCTCCAACTTTAAATGTCCCACTAACCCCTTCTCCGAGAAATATATCAGTACCTTTATATTTTTTATTAATATAATTTTCAAATCTTCTATGACCCATAGGCCACTCAAAAAGAGGGTCAATTATATCATTAAACAATAAAATAATCCAATGGTAATCTGATGAACCATATAATTTATTTGCAAGACTTTCTGGTGTATCGTTGTCTTTAATATTATACTTGGTAAAATGTTGCGCTGCAGTTTTTCCACTAGTTGAAAAACCAACTCTTCGGAGTATATCTACTGCTTCTTGATATCCGCCAGTAGATGCTGTCGACCCCTTAAATATAAGTTTTGGAAAGTTTCTAAAGTACATAATTAATATCCATGCTCTATTAACCCAGAATCTAAAAGTTCCATCTCTTCAAAGGTGAGAGATAAAATCATGTTTGTCGGCGCACCATTTTCAAATGTGGAAAATGAACCAGATGATGCATAATCGACATTAATTTCTCTTAATGCACATCTGCCAATTTTATTAATAAAATCATTTTCAACAGGATTTCCTGCCGAATCCAATGTATAATACTTGATTTCAAATTCAGGAGGGAATGTATAATAAGCACCCTGCCCAACAACTTGATTCAAATGTGGGTATGCATGTTTTTTGAATGTTTGTATAATTTCATATGCTTTTGCAGATTCTTTTTCGTTTCTTGGAGAAAGGTTGAAGTTAAATTCAAACTTTCTAGACACAGGTTCTCTAAACATCAATTGTTTTCTTGGGTTTGGTGCCATTCTCATTGCACCATAAACCGCCGCATTAATATTAGTATTTTGACCAAATATACCTGCAACTGCATCAGCGGCTTTTGGAAGCATTGTAAATCCAACACCCGCCGCAAGACCCGCCCAGTCATCTAATAATTTATGAACAAACGACATATCTTGCTGTTCATATTCTAACAATGACATTGCTTGAATCTTTTGTGGCATATACATTGCTATGGTATCCTGATGTTTTGCTGTAGCAATACCAAATCTTGTTACCCTAGCACCGCCTTCTCCGGGGGCACTTCCACCCACTACATTGTAAGTACCATCCTCCACCGAACCAAAGCCTTCGCCTTGTTCCCATGCGCCGCCTTCGGTCTGTTCAGCCAATGCACCCACTGTATCTGCGAAGTTTTTAAGTTGTGCTTTTTCTTCTTCAGTTCTCTGAGTGTTCGCGGCATCATCACCCATGGCCCACGCAAGATATGATGCACCAACTGTTCCAAGAGTTCCAATTACACCTGCCCACCCCTTCAATTTTACTTTAGTTGATGGAATTCTTCTGGTTAAATAACGAGTGCCAAGATATCCACCTAAGAGACTCGCACCCGCCATGCTTGCACTCCATGTCAAATCTTCTATTTCTCCGGCGATAAACCGTTTATAATTTTCAGCATCCAATGTGCCTTCTATCCCTGTGTATATACTGAAAACCATAAAATGATTTAATTCTTCTGTCCCTACAGGATTGGGAAATTCTAATAATTTCCCCGGCGCTGATATGATTTTTCCGTCCAACTCTACATAGTTGGTTCGCTCATAAATCGTAGCATCTGGAAGAGTTAATCTCCCAAAGATAGAACCATCTTCTGGCGTTCCGTGTGTGGCTTGTGTCCAATAACCGTTTAGTGAACTTCTAGCAGTTACATTACCTTCAAGTGGAGTATTGTCTTGGTGTGTCATGTTTTAAAATTCCCTCTTTTAATAATATAATATATATTTATATATGGCCTATAAAGGACGATTCAAACCCAAACAACCAAAAAAATACATTGGTAATCCCTCTAATGTTATTTATAGAAGTCTTTTAGAAAAAAGATTTATGTTATACTGCGATAAAACTGATGCAATCTTAGAATGGAGTTCTGAGGAAGTCATTGTTCCATATAAATCTCCTATTGATAATAGAATGCACAGATATTTTGTGGATTTTTTAGTCAAATTAAAAAACAAAGATGGAATTATAGAAACACTTTTAATAGAAGTAAAACCAAAAAAACAGTGCAAACCACCAAAAAGACCTGAAAGAAAGACACGAACATATTTTACAGAAGTAAAAAATTGGGGCATTAACTCTGCAAAATGGAAAGCGGCCACAGAATATGCAGAAAATAAAGGTTGGAGATTTATTATAATAACAGACGAGACATTATCGCCATAATAACATATATATTATATGCCAGTAGAAAATCAATCAGACGAAATACAACCAGATTCAACTCCAACTAATGCAACTCCGTCCAGAATACCTACACTTGGTAAAATAACTGGTATGGACCACTTGGTTGGTAGAATTGCAAATCCAGACTCTATTCTTTCAAAGAAAAATGTTTTTGATGCACTTGATGATTTATTCAAAGAAACTGGATTACAAAGAGGAAGCGCCAGGGCATCAGAATGGTATAAAAGTTTAGTTAGAGAATTGTTTGAAGGTACTGAACTTTCTCCAGAAGAAACTGTTTTAAGAGATAGAACTAGACTGACACAAAAAAGTGGATATAAAAGAGAAGGAGAAATGTATCTCTTTAACTATCTGCCAAAAACCAGACACAAACTAAAATATTATGATACAGTACCACTAGTTTTTTTACTAAAATTTACCAAAGATGGGTTTTTAGGATTAAATTTA